GCCAAATCAGGGTCAATCGACCGTGCCAGGGCTAAGTCCGGGTCAACAGCGGGTAGGAGGTCGGACAGATAAGCCCGTCCCTTGCCAGCGTAAACGATGGTGTCACCGGGGCGGATAGGCGCACCAGTGCGGGAGCACCGGCCCGGGAAACGGGCTTGCATGGTTCTCATGGTCAACCCCTTGTCCAAATATGCTTGACGCTAATGACGGGGTTTCCGTCACGGTGTTTACGTCGGCGAGCTGCGCTAGTGAACTCATCTCCACCAGATTTGTCCAGGGTCCGCAGTAAATCGCGGAATGTCGCACCGATCATGGACCGATTAGCGCACCGTCCTTCAACGATTAGCGCACCGTCCAGAAAAACCCGGCATCCGTACCCGGAGCCTAGGCGCGTGGTTTTTGTGGTGAACATATCAACCTCTCTTCAAGTGTGCAAGGGCTTGCGCCCGGGTTTCGAATCGTCCAGATATCGGGGTCATATGCGGACCCCGGACAATGAACCACCCGCCAAGAATGCGGGAATGAATGATGCGAATCATGGTCAACCCCTTTAGTAATCTGTGCCGATACGCTGGACGAACCCGGTGGTGTCGTGCTTTGCTTTGCCCTTAGCGTACAGGGCCACGACTACACCAGAGGGTTCGATGTGTCGGACATCGGTATCATCCCCATCGATTACCGGCCATCCGCGAAAGCTTGCGGGTATCTCTTCCCTCTTGTGGAACACCACTGCCACGCGACGATTAGCCGGGTTTGTAAGCCCTTTGATACTTATGGTCTTAGGCGTAACAGCCGAAAACGAATAGGTCAGGTCATAGTTTTTGGGGGCTTTCCCTTCCAGCTTGCGGGAAGGGTGTTTGGTGTAGTCGTAAAACTGTACGTCCGGGAAAATCTGAAAGAGGGTCTTCCCATAGGCTTGAACAATGATGTTCTCCCATGGGATGTCGGACGTACCATTGGGGCGCACCAGGGGCACCATGTCCAGCTTTCGGGCTTTCCGGACTAGTGTCCAGACATCGGCACAAAACGACAGCATGAAAGCTTCTAGGTTCTCACGAAAGAATGCGGTTTTCGCGGCTCTTGCATCCTGTACGGAATCAAATTGACCCCGTCCGGCGGAGCGGAGGCAAGCGGCCATGCATCCGGCCAATCGAGCGTGCGGACAGATTTCATCATCGGGCGTGAGGTACAGAATGCCCGTTAGAAAATTGAGTTTTTGCCCCTTTATGGTCTTTGATGATGCCTCACCAAGAATGGAGCGATAGGGCAAGCCTAGAGCGCGAAGCTTTGCTTTGTACGGGTTACGCATGATCATGTCTCCAACTTGAAACGCAGACAATCCGTATAGCTGCCCGTGAAGACAATCCGGTATCCCCTGCGGGTATCGGACCCCTTGCATACGATCACGTTCCCATGAGCGTCTCTCTGTGCCGTGTACATGGTGAGGTTCTCCTTATGTGTAGGTCAGGTGGTAAGTGGGCGATTGAAGCCGTCCAATCGAAGCTCGAAAACTGCTTCTGCCCATGCATCTGCCGGGTTTGACGTGCTAGTTTTGAACGATACGATTTCCTTCCCGTTGAAATCTTTGACGGGCTGTCCAAAATCTATGCGATACCGTCCTCCGATGCTCCAATCCTTAACGCATGTTGCCTTAGGCGCAACGGACTGAACTTTCGCCTTAGGGCTTTTCCAAATATTCTGACCCATGTTCGTTCCTCTGTAGTGCGCCCCGACATGGAGCGCATGAGGCATCATCGGCCCTTGCATGGCCCTTGTCACTAGGGACAAACCCTCATGTATAAACGTACAGTGCGAGCCCTGGGAAGGGGCATCGCGCCGTGCGGGGATGGCATCGCGCCGGGCCTTGCAGTGAGCGAAGCGAACAGCAGTCCTATTGCTTTCCCCATCCGTTCCCCTATACTGTATAGAACCCCAGTAGGACAAACACCTATGAAGCTAAGTAGAAAGACTCTAGAGAAAGCAGCCAAGGAACTACCCCCGAGTGCTTACCTCGGCAAAGCCGTTTCCGATGGCCTCACTACAAAACAGAGAAACTTCGCACGGGCTGTAGCTATGGGAGCCACCAAAGCCGACGCATTCCGGGCCAGCTATGACGCCACCAGTAAGCACACACTGACCCGCCACCCGTACATTCTTATGCGTGACGAAAGAATCCAAAAAGAAATCGACGCTTATGCCCTGGCAATTGAAGCCGAGAAACACCGAACCCCTGCAGCGCTTCGTTCTTTAGTGATCCAAGGGCTAGTACAAGTGGCCCTCGATGCCGACACAAAAGACAGCGTTAAGGTGCAAGCTCTCAAGACCCTCGGCACAGTTACCGAGGTCGCCGCATTCACTGAGAGGAAAGAGGTTAAGACTATCTCCAGCAGTGAAGACGCACGCTCTAAAGTTATGGCAGAACTACGGGGCATTCTTACTGCGCAAGCCCAGGATGCCACGGTGATCGAGGCGGATGCTGACTCACTGCTAGCAGAGCTTAGCGTTAAATTTAACGGTGACGCCAGCCCCGACGCGAGCGAGCCCGACGGCGCGACCCCACCCACCGGGCACCCCCCCGATGCAGCAGCAGGAGTCCCGCGTTCTTAAACATACTATTCCACACGAACCACCCCATTTCCGGGTCAAACCACCCCATGTCTGCGTCACTCACCGTTAAATTTAACGCTCCCCTGCCATTAAATTTAACGCTAGCCAGACCCCACCCCCTCGATCTGGCGACACCCCCCGGTCAGTCTTTCTACAAAAAGTGGTGGGGGGTAGCAAAAAATTTGAGGCTAAATTTTGGTGCCGTTAAAATTAACGGATGACATAAACTGGTTTAACAAACGTGGCTAAGTCTATGATTTGTAACGGTTTTTTGCTTGTTGTGGTGTTAAGGTATGGGCTTGATGCTTAACGTGCCGTTAAATTTAACGGAAGTAAAGTAACGCTTTAAGAGTGTGCGCTAAGTTGTTGATTTGTAATGGAAAAGTGCCAAACGACCGTCAAGAAGTGGCGCACGAAGAAGGTATTGCAGAGTCCTCTGAGGAAGGTGTATGGGTCCAAGGAGGAGGTATTGGAGATGGGGATGACTGAGGCTCAGAAGGAAGTGTTTTTGGCTATAGATGTGTGGTGGTGCCGGTTTGGGTACGGGCCGAGCCTGAGGAACATTTGTGAGTTGAGGGGTAAGCCTGGGCTTGGGAGTACGAAGAAGATCGTGGACCGGCTAGTGAAGCTCGGTGCTCTCAAGAGGGTTGAGGGGATGGGTAGGTCTGTTCGGCCTACGTACATTTCATTCCGGGGGATGGAATGAAGTTAGATGATCTAGTGGCGAGTCTGTCTCCTGCGGATCAGGAGAAGCTGTTACAGCAGGTACAAGATTACAAAGATGCTGTGGACAGGGAGAAGTGCCAGAAGAGCTTCATGGCGTATGTGAAGAAGATGTGGCCGGGATTCATTCATGGCCGACACCATGCAGTGATGGCTAAGAAGTTTGAGGAGATCGCGGAAGGTAAGTTGAAGAGATTGATCATAAATTTAGGGCCTCGGCATACGAAGAGTCAGTTTGCTTCGTACTTGCTTCCAAGCTGGTTCCTTGGGAGGTTCCCGCACAAGAAAGTGATTCAGGCGTCTAACACTGCTGATCTGGCGGTGAACTTTGGCCGGCAGGTTCGTAACTTGGTTGGGTCTGAGGAGTACGCCAGAATTTTTCCTGGCGTTGCGCTACGTCAAGACTCAAAATCTGCTGGCCGATGGGCTACAAGCAAAAACGGTGAATACTTTGCTATCGGTGTCGGCGGCACGATGACTGGTAAGGGTGCTGATCTTCTCATCATTGACGACCCTCATTCAGAACAGGAAGCTGCTTTGGCCGCTGGCAGACCAGAGGTCTATGACTCTGTGTTTGAGTGGTACTCATCTGGCCCGCGTCAGCGTCTCCAACCGGGTGGGGCTATCGTAGTTGTTATGACCAGATGGTCCAAGTCGGACTTAACAGGCAGGATACTGAAGACCGCTGGCGAGTTAGGAAAAGAAGACGAGTGGGAAGTCATTGAACTCCCGGCGATCATGCCTTCGGGTAAACCCCTATGGCCTGAGTTTTGGTCGTATGAGGAGCTGTCTGCTCTAAGGGACGAACTCCCACCGGGTAAGTGGAACGCTCAGTACCAGCAAAATCCCACCGCCGAAGAAGGAGCTATTGTCAAAAGAGAGTGGTGGAAGATTTGGGAGAAGGAGAAGCCTCCTTCTTGTGAGTTCATCATCCAGTCTTGGGACACTGCCTTTACTAAAGGTGAGCGAAACGACTACTCTGCGTGTACTACGTGGGGTGTGTTCAACATGAACGAAGATGAGAATGACGTAAATATCATCTTGTTGGACTGTTTTCAGAAGCGGATGGAGTTCCCTGAACTGAAAGAAAAAGCACTTGCTCACTATAGAGAGTGGGAACCTGATGCTTTCATCGTGGAAGCTAAAGCAGCGGGTGCTCCGCTAATCTTTGAACTGCGGGCGATGGGCATTCCGGTGTCTGAATACACCCCAAGTAGAGGGAATGACAAGTTTGTCCGTATCAATTCTGTGGCAGACCTGTTCCAATCGGGTAAAGTCTGGGCTCCAGACACCCGGTGGGCTAGAGAACTCATCGAAAACATGGCCGCTTTTCCGAACGCACCCCATGATGATGACGTAGACAGTGCTGTTCAGGCCCTGATCCGCTTCCGGCAGGGTGGTTTCCTGCGTCTACAGACAGACGAACAGGACGAAATGCGGTCTTTCAAGCGCAAAGTCGCTTTCTACTAAGGATTTGATATGGCAACGAACATCTCTCCCGAAATGATGCCCCTTGACATGGGTGTTATGACCGAAGAACCGGCTCTGGAGATTGAAATTGAAGATCCTGAGAGCGTAAAAATTGGGATTGACGGGGTTGAGATTGAACTGATGCCGGAACCTGAGACTGCGGACACATTCGACGCAAATCTTGCGGAGTACATGGACGAAGGGGAGCTTCAATCCCTGGCTTCTGAACTTATCGACCTCGTGGATGCGGACATCAACAGTCGCAAAGACTGGACAGAAATGTTTGTCAAGGGCCTAGAGGTTCTTGGCATGAAGTATGAGGAGCGTACTGAGCCTTGGAACGGGGCCTGTGGGGTGTATTCACCTCTTTTGACCGAAGCCGCGATCCGTTTTCAATCGGAGATGATCACTGAGACGTTCCCGGCGCAAGGTCCGGTCAAAACGCAGATCATTGGGGCGGTTGACCGGCTGAAAGAAGAGGCGGCAGAGCGGGTTCGTGACGACATGAACTACATGTTGACCGAGCGGATGATTGACTACAGGTCCGAGCATGAGCGGATGCTGTATTCCCTTGGCCTTTCTGGTGCTGCGTTCAAGAAGATCTACCCAAATCCCAGCACAGAACTACCTGCTGCCCCATTTGTCCCGGCTGAAGACTTGATCATGCCTTACGGGGCGTCAAACGTGTACACAGCAGAGCGTGTGACCCATGTCATGCGCAAAACTGAGAACGAGATCAAGAAACTACAGGTAGCAGGTTTCTACAAAGACGTAGAACTGGGTGAGCCTGTCAGGTTTTTTACTGACATTGAGAAGAAAAAGGCCGAAGAACAAGGGTATACCCTTACCGACGATGATCGGTATCAGGTATTAGAGATCCACGTAGACTGGGACATGCCGGGGTACGAAGATGAAGTTCCTTTGCCGTATGTTGTCACGGTCGAAAGAGGAACCAACACCGTCCTATCCATTCGGCGAAACTGGAACGAAGACGACGACAAGAAACTCAAGCGACAACACTTTGTCCAGTACACGTATATACCTGGGTTTGGCGCTTATGGTTTGGGTTATATCCACCTTATTGGTGGTTATGCTCGCGCTGGCACTTCCATCATTCGACAACTGGTGGATGCTGGCACCCTGTCCAACCTGCCCGGTGGCCTGAAGTCTCGCGGTCTTCGGATCAAGGGGGATGACACCCCCATCGCCCCAGGTGAGTTCAGGGATGTGGACATCCCCTCAGGGAGTGTGCGTGACAACATCATGCCGCTTCCTTACAAGGAGCCAAGCCAAGTTCTTGCAGCTTTGCTTCAGCAGATTACGGAAGACGGTCGCAGGCTTGCAGCTATTGCTGATTTGAAGATCAGTGATATGTCTGCCCAAGCTCCTGTTGGGACAACGCTGGCAATTTTGGAACGGCAACTCAAGACAATGAGTGCTGTCCAGGCGCGGGTTCATGCATCTCTTCGCATGGAGTTCAAACTCCTAAAGGGGATCATCCGAGATTTCTTGCCAACCTCGTACCCGTACACCCCAGAAGGTGGTGATCGTGCGGTTAAACAAGCGGACTACGATCTCGTAGAAGTGATTCCTGTAAGTGATCCAAACGCAGCCACGATGGCGCAGCGGATCATGCAGTACCAAGCTGCACTTCAGTTGGCCCAAGGTGCGCCACAAATTTACGATCTGCCTCAGCTTCACCGGCAGATGCTGGAAGTTTTGGGTATCAAGAACGCTGAGAAGTTGGTGCCTGTTGAGGACGACCAGAAGCCCCGAGATCCTGTGTCAGAGAACATGAGTTTTCTGACTGGTAAGCCTACAAAGGCGTTCATTTACCAAGATCATCAGGCTCACATCACAACTCACATGAGCATGATGCAAGACCCGATGATCATGCAAATGATGGGTCAAAACCCAATGGCGCAGCAGATGATGGGCGCAGTGATGGCTCACATCGCAGAGCACATGGCGTTTGCTTACAGGCAACAAATTGAGCAGCAGCTTGGCGTTCCGATGACAGCGCCGGATCAAGAACTGGATGAGCAGACTGAAGTTCAGTTGTCTCGTCTGGTAGCACAAGCGGCTCAACAATTGCTTCAGAGCAACATGGGTAAAGCGCAGCAGCAGCAAGCCCAGCAACAGGCCCAAGATCCTGCATTGCAAATGGCTCAAGCTGAACTGCAGTTGAAGCAAGCCGAGATGCAGCGCAAGTCTCAAAACGATCAAATGGACTTCCAAATCGCGCAGCAAAAACTGCAGCTTGAAGCGCAACGCCTGCAACTTGAGGCCCAGAAGAACCAGGGCGAAGACCCCCGGCTAAAGGCTATGCGGGCGCAGCAGGAGTTGCAACAGAAGGAACAAGTCCACCAACAAAAGATGAGGCAGCAAATGCAGACCGATGCGATCAAAACTCGGCAGCAGATGATGCGTCAGCAAAAACCTCAAGCTAAGGAGTAAACATGACTACTGCGTTTGACGTAGTTATCAAAGAACTGGAAGAGCGCCGCGAAACCATCGCGCAGGCGCTTATCTCAGGTGCGGCAAAAGATTTTGCCGAGTACAAATTCATGACGGGTGAAATCCAGGGTCTTTCACGCGCTCATGCTTTCATAACCGACCTTGTGCGAAAGATGGAAAACGACGATGAGTGAATTACTCCTGAGCGACGGCCAAAACACAACCGTGTTGCCGCAAACTGATGAGGAAAAGGCCCGACAAGTGCCTGATCCGGTGACCTACCACTTGCTCTGCGTTCTGCCCAAAGCGGAAGAAGAGTACGAAAGTGGGTTGGTCAAAGCAGGGCAGACCATGCACTTTGAAGAGGTAATGAGCCCGGTGCTGTATGTCGCCAAGATGGGGCCAGACTGCTACAAAGACCCTCTGCGGTTCCCTAGCGGTCCATCCTGCAAGGTGGGCGACTTCGTGCTGGTTCGTCCCAATTCTGGTACGCGGCTGAAGATTCACGGTCAAGAGTTCCGTATCATCAATGATGACTCAGTAGAGGCGGTCGTAATGGACCCGAGAGGCATCCAGAAGGGAGGGCGCTAACATGACCGAATTTCAATTTCCAGACGAGATCAAGACTGAGAAGAAGGACGCGCCTGAAGAACTTCAGATTGAGATCGAAGGCGACACCGAGATTGAGGTCGTAGACGACACGCCTGAGCAGGACCGTGGGCGCAAGCCCATGAAGGAAGCTCCTGCGGAGGTCACGGACGACGAATTGTCTCAGTACTCTGAGGGGGTGAAGAAGCGCATCCAGCACTTCTCCAAGGGATATCACGAAGAGCGTAGGGCCAAAGAATTGGCTTTGCGTGAGCGTGAAGAAGCAGTGCGCCTTGCTCAGAACCTCGTGGAAGAGAACAAACGCCTACAGGGTAGTTTGGGCC